AACTTCCGCAAGGAACTTGTAAAGTCTATGCTTAAAGAATATCGCAAGGGGCATATATGGATTAGTGGCAACTATGAAACGCTGATTGGCAATGGCATCGAAATGTTGCAAGCTGTTATCGGTACGTTTAAAGGGGAGAGTGTTTTAGGTGTTGGGCATATTCACACAAAGAGATTTGAGTATGGCAAGACTTTGCTTGGTACAAGATCACCTCATATAAATTCGGGTGATGTTCTACTCACAACTAATGTGGCAAACGAGCTTTATGATAGATATTTGGTTTCAAGTAAAGAAGTCGTTCATATTAATAGCATTAATGAGAATATAATGCAGAGGCTTCAAGGTTGCGATCTTGACAGCGATAGTATACTCCTAACTGACAACGAAGTTCTTATAAATGCTGCTAAGAAAAATTATGATAAGTTTAGAGTCCCCACAAGTTTCATTGAGGCTAAGAAGATTCAGTGGACTTATGATGCAAAGTCAAAGGCACAGCTTGATATAAATACAAGTGTCAACCTTATTGGTCAAATTGTTAATCAATCGCAATATCTTAATTCAATAATGTGGGAGCGCATTTATGATGAAGTCAAACAAGGTGTTCCAAATGAAGAAGCAATTCTACATCAACACAAATTATATGATGATATTTGTATACTTAGTGCTGCGAGTGGGGCAGAGATTGACCGTGCCAAGAAGATGTTTGATGTCGATACGTCAAAAATGCTCACAACATTAAAAGACAGATATGCCATCTATACTGATATTAATGGCAAGGAGAGATTCACAAAACCGCTTTTCTTCCGCAACATCACCCTCGGAAACGGATATGCTCTTAATCCTAATCAGCATTACAGGCAGTTTGAAACATCTATGGATTACTTGCAAAAGGCGATTGATAAGTTTAGAGCTGACAAGATTGAAGCCAAAAATCTACCATTTTGTGAAATTATCAAGCCTATGGACGTAGATTGGCGTAAAGCAAATTCTCGTTTATACAATAAGGTTTACGAGATTATAAATAAGATTAAGACTATGCGTGAAAGTATTCAGAGTGCATATGTTGGATATGTTGATAAGACTAAGGACGAAAAGAAGCTCACAACTAAAGAAGTCGCAGAAATTAGAAGTCGCTGTGTAGACTATATTGCAAACATTCATTTAAACGACGTGGAGATGTATCTGCTTCTTAGAGAAATTGATAAGGATAAGAACGCAGGATTTGCCAGAACAATTTTTGACACATTGTTTGCAACAGGTAACGCCGACCTGTACGAAATGATAAGAAGTAGTTCTGGAGAACAATATAAACTCTCAAAAAAGAGCAATGAAAACTGCGTAAAACTGTTTGATTACGACTATTTTAAGCAAAAATTAGCGTAAATTTGCACGATAGTAAAATAATTAACATGAGAGAAATGGCTATATTTCGCCATTTCTCTCGAAGAAAATAGTGGGGAATATGGATATATGAATAGTTGTTCAACCGTTCATATAAATAAAACACGAAAGATGTGAAGAAATAAAATGAGTGGCGCAATCCCACAGGCTTTAGACGGTGGGTAAGCCACAAAAAAACACTTGACAAATCTAAAAATGTAGTTAAGAAAAGGGGTAATAGCAGTGTTAAAAAGTTATAAATTCAGATTATACCCCAACAAAGAACAAGAGTCACTTATACAAAAAACATTTGGTTGTGTGAGATTTGTGTATAATCAATGTTTAGCATATAAGATAGACAAATATAAAACCGAAAATGTATCTTTATCTAAGATTGACGTAAACAATTATAAGAATCATATGCTCAAAACTGAATATGAATGGCTCAAAGAAGTTGATAAATTCGCATTAGATAACGCTGTTATCAATCTCGATTCGGCTTACCAAAAGTTCTTCAAAGAACACAAAGGATTCCCAAAGTTCAAGTCTAAGAAGAATAATCACAAGTCTTATAAAACAAATTGTAATTATGTTGGCAGACCTACAATAGAAGTTAACTTTGATAATCGTAAAATAAAACTTTCTAAACTCAAATGGGTTAAAGCAAGAGGAATAAGACATTTTGATGGTAAAATCAAATCGGCTATAATTAGTCAAACTCCAAGTGGAAAGTATTATTGCTCTGTTCTTGTGGAACAAGAAGATTATAAATCACTTACTGAGACTGGTTGTAGTGTTGGAATCGATCTCGGTATTAAAGATTTTGCAATTACATCAGGCGGAGACAAAATATCAAATCCAAAGTATCTTGCCAAGTCTGAAAAGAAGCTTGTTAAGTTGCAGAGACAACTATCACGAAAGTCAAGTGGTAGCAACAACCGCAACAAAGCAAGAATAAAATTGGCAAGAGCGTGGGATAAAGTAACAAATCAGCGCACAGACTTCTTACAGAAGCTTTCTACCGAGTTGATTCGCAAGTATGACATAATCTGTTTGGAGGATTTAAATGTATCTGGCATGGTTAAAAATCATTGCCTTGCAAAGTCTATATCGGATTGTTCATGGAGCGAATTTGTAAGAATGCTACAGTACAAAGCTGATTGGTATGGTAGAACTATCTCAAAGATAGATAGGTTTTATCCAAGTTCACAGACTTGTAGTTGCTGTGGTTGTGTAAATCCTAAGACTAAGGACTTATCGGTTAGAGAATGGACTTGTCCTGATTGTGGAGCAACACACGACAGAGATATTAATGCTGCTAAAAACATTCTAAAACAAGGGTTATTAGCAGTCTAATATACCATTAGTACGGTAGGAACTATCGGAATTTACGCTTGTGGAGTCTGAGGTTACGAGGACGTTGAAGCAAGAAACTCATTACGAAAGGTGGTTCACATGTATGATTGAGATTAACAAGGAAGAAGCAAAATATTTGAGAGAACACGGTGTTTGGAGGGGTGTAACTCGCCTAATGAAACAGGACAGTAGTCGAAAGCACTACTTCTGTGCAGAAGAACCATTTATTTTAGACCTACTTGACCAGTATCGTAAGTCACAGAATGTCGTACTTACATACGGCGAAGTCTAAATCCTGAGCAATCAGGCAGTCGGATGGCTGATCTTATTATGAATTGAGGAATTTATTATGGATGAAAATATTCAGGTTCTTGATATTGTTATACCCCCAGAGGCAGACGTAAAGCTCCCTGCCCCCGATTTAGTTCATTATTACAAGGATTATGATGAGCGCAATATTTCAATTGATTATGATATTGATGATAATCTTTTTGAAGTAACTAAGCAGATCATGGAGTATAACAGAAAAGATAAGGATATTCCTGTTGAAAAACGCAAGCCAATAAATATATATGTTATGTCATATGGTGGAGACTTATATCAGGCTTATGCTTGTATCTCTACAATGCTCGCAAGCAAAACTCCTATTCGCACAATTAATATGGGTGTAGCAATGAGTGCGGGATTGCTTATTCTTCTCGCAGGTCATGAGCGTTATGCTATGAAGTATAGCACAGCAATGATCCATAGTGGTAGTGGCGGAGCACAAGGTACGTATGAGCAAATGGAGGAGCAACAGAAGAATTATAAGAAACTTGTTGACATGATGAGAGATTATATTCTTGAGCGTACAAATATCGACACTAAACTTTTTAATAAGCAGAAAAGTAAAGATTGGTATTTGACTGACAAGGAACAGGTTGAACTTGGCATTGTGTCAAATATTGTTGATGACCTTGATTCTATACTGTGAGGTGAAACCTCATGGCAAAAAGCAAAGAAAAAGTAAAGGTAGAATTTGTCGGCAAATCTGGTGACGGTGTAACTGGCTCTATGTATTATATTACTTACAATGATAAGCAAATACTTTTAGAAGCTGGCTTGTATCAAACCAGTGGAGATGACATACTCAAACAATATAAAGTAAATCATCGCAATTACAAAGTCCCCTTTCAAGAGCTTGACGCTGTAATTCTCAGTCATTTCCACATAGATCATTGTGGAATAATCCCCTATCTATTTGCTCGTGGCTATCGTGGCAATGTCTACGTTCCCAAAGGCAATATGGCACTTGCTCGTATCATGTGGGAAGATAGTCTCAAGATATTTGAGAGTGACTGTGTAAAACTTGAAAAGCGTTACAATATGAACGCAACGCCTTTGTATACGCAGGAAGATATTGAGATTGCTCTTGAACACTTGGTTGAATTACCGTTTGGCGAGGATATTGTCTTATTCGACGACCTTGTTCTGCGATACTATCACGCAAGCCACATAGTCAATGCGGCGCAAATTCATTTGACTTTCAAATTGGGAGAAACTGTAAAGCGGTTGGGCTTTACGGGTGATATAGGCTCAGACATTGGCAAAGATTATCTTTTGCCGTATGAGCCACTCCCCTACTGTGATATATTACTGGCTGAGTGTACTTATGGTGGAAGTCACAAGGCTCACAAGCAAAAGGATAGAGACAAAGACCTTGAAAAGATTAAGTGCGTAGTTGACCAGTGTTGTCAACACGACACTCAAAAGGTTTTATTTGGCTCGTTCTCACTCAATAGATTACAGGATATTTTGACAACATTATATAAGATATATGGTGAAGATGAAACATTTGCAACACCTATCGTAATAGATGCTCCGCTTGGTATGAAAATCTCTGCATTATGGGATAAACTCATAGAGAAAGACTATGACTTGTGGAAGAAAGTGTCAACGTGGAAGAACATCGTGTGGGTTAATACCTATGAGGAATCTCAGCAATGGCAGAAGTTGCAGACTTCACAGGTGGTTATTAGCACGAGTAACTTTCTCAAGAACGGAAGGGTTGTTTCATGGCTCAAATCCATTTTGCCAAATGAAAACGCAAGGGTATGTCTTTGTGGATATGCGGGAGATGAAGATAGTGTTGCTTATCAAATTCAGCATAGTAAGAAATGGGTAACAATAGACGGTGAGCGTGTGAGAAGCCGAGCTAATGTAATGCAGCTTACATCATTTTCAAGTCACGCTTGCAGAAGCGAATTATTACAGAGATATACCGACGCACAGTATAATAAGATTTACCTTGTTCATTCTGAGAGTAATGGCAAGCAAGAATTTGCCAAAATGCTACGAGATAGTTTGAGCAAGGCAGATAGAAGTGCAAAGGTTCATACACCAGTAATGGGCGATAAAATTAGTTTTTAAAGGTAGCCAGTGGGCGCAGAGATTATAGGGTACTTCCCTACTCACCTTTAGAAAAATATGCGATTTTGTGGAAAACGACGTTTCAAAAATATGCGATTTGTGTAAAAGGAGATAATATGGCGACAAAAGACGGTTGGAATAATAAATTCACAATCTCAGGCGTTCTCAATCTTGATGACGGCATTATTGCCATCGAGCGTGGAGATGACGAGCCTGTGGTGTTAGCAGATAGTATAGACAGACTAAACGGTAAGGACGTAATTATTACGGTTACTTGTGAAGAACCCACATAAGGGAATGAATTTAAGGAGGAATGTGAGATTGAATTTTAATAAGCTGGACGGCGAAAACGAAAGACAATATCTTTGGCGTACATCTAAGGCTGTGGATAACGGCGAGATGACTTGGCAAGAATTTGCAGATAAGGTCAATGAAGTATGGCGAGAAGATGAGTCGGAATACCGCAACGAGAGCGCATATAGAAAGCCTATTCAGATGGCAAAGGCATATTACGAAGATGTATTTAGCAAAATGATTTCTACCGAGTACCACGACGAGTTGTCAAACACCAGGCGTGAACTTGAACGTGCAAAGATACAGTTTCGCGACGAGCGCAACGCTTGGCAGAGGCAGAACTACAATTCGGCAAGAGTTGAACAGAAACTTGACTATCTCGAAAAGGTAATCACTGAGAGCAATCCGACAGATTTGCAGATTACACTCCGAGAGAATAACGCCAAGAAAACAGCAATCATCACTTGCTCCGACTGGCATATAGGTGAGTGCTTTGACAACGAGTGGGGTTGCTATAACTCTACAATTGCTCGGCATCGCGTTGAAGAATATGCAAGTAAGGCAATTCAGAGATGCATTTTAGAGGGCGTATCTAATGTGATTATAGCTGGCTGCGGTGATCTATGCAGCGGAAACATTCACGCCGCGATTGCCGTTACAAATAGGGAAAATGTTATTGAACAGATTATGCTTGCAAGTGAATATATGCTTGGTTTTGTAAAGGCATTTGTTGATAAGGGATTTGTGGTAACATTTACAAATATTGCAGGAAATCATTCAAGGATTTCGAGAAAAGATGAAGCCGTTAAAGACGAAAGGCTTGACAATCTCGTGGGTTGGTTTGTATCTACTCACTTAAAGGATTATCCTAACTTCATCTACGCAAAGCCGCAAGATACAACTCTTGCAGAAATAGATGGTTATTGGTTTGTTCACGGTGACAATGACGCATTTGGTAAGGCAGGGTTGAGTAATCTTGTCCTTGCAAAAGGATATAAACCCCATGCGATTTTTAGCGGTCATATGCACACGATGGCTATTGATGATTGCTACGATGTAAAGATTTGCCGTGGTGGTAGTCTTTGTGGTAGTGGCAATGATTATACAATTGAAAAGCGACTTAAAGGTAAGGCAACTCAGCTCATGGCGATAGCCGAGGACGGAGAGGTTTGCCAATTCTATAATATAATTTTGAATTAAAGGAGAGTTGGTATGGTAAACGCTTCATACAAAAAATATGAGTCCTATCAGGACTTCATAGTTGACGTTTTGTTTAATGTCATGGACGATGATATGGTTAGCCTTATCATTAACTACGAGGATTATCAGGGCGTTCTTGCAACGCTGTTTGAAAAGACAATCAATGGAAATAGCTTCTACCTTAACATGGAGTGTGCTGACCTTATAGACGATGATCTTGCAACAGCATATATGAACGATGGCAATATGCTTGTGTCGATATTCAGCACCGGGGAAATCATTGGTGAGCCTGTGGTATTCAAGACAGAAGAAGCTTTTGCAGAAGGCACATACTTTATAGAATATGACGCAAAGAGTGCGGTTGACTATCCCATCAAGGGTACGGTTATACCATTCCAGATAAAGAAGGATAAGATTTGACTTTTAAGGCTGGCAATAGCTGGCTTCAAATAAGTTCTTGCGCAGCTCCGCAAGTAAAATGTAGAGGTACGCCCCGAAAAGGGGCGATGTGGAGAGCAACTGCAACGATGTTGTGATCCGCGCCAATGAGTCTTGCAAGCCTCTGTTCTGCCTACAAGCTGACTACGCAAGGTCTTTTAATGGTCGCCACAACCTAATGTGGAAAGGCAAACCTGCGCATTGGTAGGTTACGGACAAGTAGCAAACCTGCGCATTATGGCGGTAGGAGTTCACGGCAATTTGCCGCTTTAAGTGACTGTGCAACTCAGTCCACCGTCGCCAAGCGTATCATCGACGCTATAAGTACCATCGGACTACCGAGCAAGGGTGGCATTGTGATGTTGCCCTTGTGTGTCACTTTTGGGAAAATTTTTCTCAATTGGGAAATTTATTCTCAAGTAAAATGAATGTAAGGAGATGGCAATGTGAAACGAGGAAGAATCTACAATAAGATTTATACGCCCGAATTATGGGAACAAGTTAATCCTGATAACAAGGCTCTGCTTGAAGATTTCTTGGCGGAGTATCGTCAGAGAAAGAAGGCTAAATCAACAATTGACGCTTACTTCCAAGATGGCAGATATATACTGATTTATGTCTTGCAGCAACTCGGAAATCGCAGTCTCCTTGAGTTAAAGAAGAAAGATTTTCGTGGTATGAGTTTATGGTTCTCGGAAGAAAAACAAATGTCATCTGCAAGAGTTAATCGTTTAAAGGCAACTATTAATTCTATACTTACCTTTGCTGAAGAAGATGATGACTATGAATACGACAACAATCTTGCTAAGAAAGTCAAAGGACTCCCAAGAGAAAGAGTAAGAGACAATGACGATGACTTCTTCTTTACATTTGATGAGTTCATCAAGGTAAGAGATATACTCGTAGAGAAAGGCAGATTGCAGGACGCTGTTTTACTTAGTCTTGGTTTTGATTCTGCTGCCCGTAAAAATGAATTATATCAAGTAAAGAAACAAGGTCTTGTAGAGGGTAATAAAACCAACATAGTTGTCGGCAAACGCGGCAAGAAATTCCCTCTCGTTTATCTTGACGATACAAGAGATTTAATAGCAAAGTATCTTGAACAGCGTGGCGATGATGATATTGAATCGTTATGGGTAAAGATGGTTGGAGATACTAAGACGGAGATTACAAAGGATTGCCTATATAATAGAATGGTTTCTATCTCAAATATCTTTTCACAGGTTAGAGGTGAACCTTGTAATATCTTCTGTCATACAATGAGACATTCTCGTGCTGAGTGTTTGAAACAAGGAACAGACACAAGACTTTTAGATGAGAATGGTAAACCAAAGGTGTTTACAATAGATCAAATTTCAAAAGCACTTCATCATAGTGATATTTCGACAACGCAAGGTTACTTAATGAACCATGACGAAGAAGAAATCGACGAGATGTTTGGTCTTGTTTAAACCCACATTTTATTAGAAATCTACAATTTATAATTCCTCCTTAGATGCCCCGATAGTCGGGGCTTTTGTGCTGTCTGACTGCGATGATGTTAGACGGCGCACCATTTTGAATTAAAGGAATGATATTATGGCAAAGATAGATATAATCGTGCCGACCTATAAAGCAGAGAAAACTTTGGATAGGGTGTTGGCAAGTATTTATATGCAAACCATTCGAGATGAGCTAAATGTATATGTTGTTAATGACTGCGACGGCATAGACTATTCTCCCCTATTGGCTAAGTGGGATTTGAATATCACATATCTCACAACGCCTAAAAATGGTGGTGCGGGAATGGCAAGGCAGTTTGGTTTAGACAATAGTGATAGTGAGTATGCAATGTTCATAGACAGCGATGACTGCTTGGCTTCAGCATTTGCTTGTGAGTTACTTTGGTATAACGCCAAAGGCAAAAATGCTGATATGGTATGTGGAGCTTTTGATAACGACTTCCGCACTGATAACAAGTTTGCGGTTGGTGAAAGTGAACACAGCACAACTTGGCTACATGGCAAACTTTTTAAGCGAGCATTTCTTAATAAGAACCACATCCGTTTTAGAGAAAATTTGCGTGTGAACGAGGATTGCTATTTCAATCAGTTGTTCTTGTCATATGAACCTAATGCCATTACAATTGACAAGGTTTGTTATTCGTGGTTGTGGACTGATGGAAGTCTAACACGTTCTGGCAAAACGGATAATAGGTTTTGGGTATTGTATGATTACATACAGGCGGCAGAAGCATATATTGACGAAGTTTGTATGCGCAAAATGACCGATAAACCAGTAGTGTTAAAAATGATTGCAGACGATTTAATGATTACTTATCGGTATTACAATGAGATACTTGATACCTATAGTACAGATTATGGTGACAAGTATTTGCAGAGATGTAAGGAATATTACGCAAATGCGCTGAGTAAAGTACCACAGGCTTTAGATGATGAGCTGCTGACGACAAGCAATATGAATGTGCTAAAAAACGTGGAGTTTACAAGTCGGATTCCAAGCGTAAGCATTCCGCAGTTTGCAAAAATGATTATGAATTAAAGGAGTGAAAATATGCCAGCGAGAGGTTCAAAACAAACCTTAGAGAAGAAGGCGAAGCCTAAGTATCGCAAAATAGATACAACCACTTTACCTCCTCTATACAAATGCTCTTGCTGTGGCAAGATTGTTCAAGAACCAGAGGGTAAGTTTTTTAAGGTTATACAAAATTCTTTATATAATGGCAATGATGGTTATAGTACAGTATGTACTTATTGTTGTGATGATTTTTTCGCTCGTATGAGAGAAAAATATCAAGATGAAAAGTTGGCGTTGTTAGTTACTTGTGGTGAGGTCGGTTGGTTTTTTTCAGAAAAGATTTATATGCAAATGAAAGAAAAAGATAGTGGCGATATTAGATTAGGAGATTATATTAAAAGACTCAATTTGTCACAAAATAAAAATCTTACATTTGTAGATTATGTAATATCAAGTATAAATAGTGAGCAATTCTTACGCTCAAAACAAGAAGCTGACGAAATGATGGAAGAAAATTGGACGGCGGAAGAAAAGAAAAATGTCGAAACTGTTATAGAAGTCATCGGTTACGATCCGTTTGCTGGTTATCAATCCAGTGATAGACGTTATTTATTTGGAGAACTTGTAAAGTATTTAGATGACGAAGAAGTTGTTGACGATAACTATAAATTATCTCAAATTATTCAGATTGTCAACAACAATAATCAGATAAGACAATATGATTTGCTTATTGCTCAATTAAAACCATTGACTGATAGTAAGGATATTCAGGTCTTAAACGAAATGAAAGGCAAACTTGTACAGTCAAATGATAAAATTGCGAAAGAGAATGAAATCTCGGTAAAAAACAGGTCTAACAAGGATATAGGCAAATCAACTCTTACATATCTTATGCGTGACCTTAGAGAAAAAGATTTTGATAGGGCAGAGGCAGATTACTATGACCAACTCAAATCGGCAGGAACAAGGTGGGCGGCAGAAGTTTCAATGAATGCAATACAAAAAAATACATTCTTTGATGAAAATGATATGCGTGAAATCAACGATATTAAAAGACAAATGGTTGTTGAACTTCAAGAAAAAGTTGACGATTTAATGGAAGAAAAGAGACAATTGCTTGTCGAGATACAAAAGTTAAAGAATGGTGATAATGATGAAGAAACGTAAAATCATTCTTACGCCCATAAAAAGAAAAATATGCGAGTTAGACGCTGAGTCTATAGCGTATTATAGGCGCAACCCATGTATTGCTTCAGAAGATTTATTGGGGATTCGCTTAATTGATGCACAGAAATGGATATTACAAAGCACATGGAACGCATCGCATAGCGTGTGGTGTTGTAGTCGAAACTTTGGAAAGTCCTTTTTGGGTGCTGTATTTATGATTTTAAAAGCCATTCTTTATGAGAATCAAGCTATATATATAGTATCATCTGTTGGAGATCAGGCGAAGGAAACATTTAGCAAACTTGAGGAAATCATTACGCGCATGGGTAAGACAGCGGCTTCTATTCGTTCTCTCAAAGATATTGTTGAGAAGGAAACTAAAAAGACTGCAACTAACAAAACTGGTTTTAGTCACAATCCTGCTGGATATGAGGTCGAATTTTATAATGGTAGTTCAATTAATACGTTAAATAGCCGTCCAGATTCGGCAAGAAGTCGAAGGGCGCAAGTCGTATTTTTTGACGAAAGCGCATTTTGTTCTGACGAACTGATTGCCGTCTGCGAGGCTTTTGCTACGCAGAACAGCGACTTTTCAACATCTATTGAAGATAATTATAATCCAGATGCGGAACATAGAAAAGTGCCTACTCAGTTAATATATGCATCATCACAAGATCAGATGGATAAGATGTTTTACAAACATTATAAAAACTTCTCAAAGCGTATGCTCGCAGGTGATAGAGATTATTTTGTCTGCGATATGATTTGTGATGTTGCAATTCAAACCTATATGAACGGAGAGCCATATACTCCCCTGCTGACAAGAGATAAGGTGGACGCAGCTCTCAAGAGTAATAAAGATAAGGCTCTTAGAGAATACTTTAATCAACCTACTATGGACGGTGGAAGTAGTCAGATTGTAAAGTGGGACACTATCCGCAGGAATGAGAACTTTCATTTGCCTACGTTACATTGGAAACCAAATAGTAATATTGTAATAGCCTTCGATCCTGCGAGAACAGCAGATAATAGTATTATAGGCGTTATGAATGTTTACCAAGACAAAGAATTAGGTTGGTGTGGAGACATCATTAATTGTGTAAACATGATTGATAACGCCACTAAGAAAAAATACAAATTAGACTCAAATAGGCAATTGGAAGAATTGAGAGCATTAATAAATATTTACAACGGTCAGAATCCCGATTATGAGTATCTGAATCTGCTCGAAATTGATGCGGGTGCTGGCGGTGGCGGTGTTAGTGCTTACGGAGATGGACTTTTGAATGAGTATTCGGATAAATATGGTAAAGTTCATAGAGGCTTTATTGATAAAACGAATGAATTATATCAAACTTATGTTAGTCGCTATCCAAACGCTTGTGATAAATTAAGACTTATAAGTCCTAAGAAATATCGTACTCAAATGGTTGAAGAAATGATAGAGCTTATGGATTTAGGTGTTATTAAATTCCCTTATGAATATTCTGGGCAAGACTTTATTAAAGTAATTGAGGGTATTGATGCAGAGGGTAATGAGATATGGGTAAACCATGAACTTTCAGATGATGAAAAGATGGCATTAGTTCAAATCGACCTTATGAAAAATGAAGTAACTTCTATTCATAAGACTGAAAACGCAGAGAGAACTTCTGTCAATTATGCGCTATCAAAAGAAAAAGAAAATCGTATGCACGATGACCGTTTCTACGTTTTAATTATGCTTGCTCATAGATTGTATGAATTGCGTAGGGGTAGCGTAATAAATAAGCCTAAAGTTGAGGAAGATATAAACTTCTTCTTATCCCGTCCAGCCAAAACCTACAAATGAAAGGAGATGATTAATTGAAAGACGAATTAAATCAAACTGAGATAGATGAACTCTACGACTACCGCAACTTTGCCCGACTTCGCAAACAGGTTTTAGCTGATCTGTCGAGTAGTGTTGAGCATCGAAACATCTTTCTCAAAAAGCATCCAAGAGACAAGATATTAAAAGCACTTCTCTGCCCTGACAAACCATCATCGGAGAAAATGCTACGTGAGATTAGTCACTTCTTTTATGCGGTGTCACCGCATTACCGTAGGGCGATAACGATGCTTGCAACTTTAATGTTGAACAACTATCTTATACGACCTGTTGGTGACACGGGCAACAAAGGTGTGGCGACGTTTAACAAAGAATATCGTAAGTTGTGCCGTACAGTTAGTCATTACAAATTAAAATCTTATTTGCCACAGATTTTAACAACCTGTCTCCTTGACGGTGTATTCTTTGGCATTGAATATGATGATACGGACAACTACTTTATTAAGCCAGTGCGTCCCGAATTTTGCATAATCACCAGCGTAGAGAATGGAGTTTGGCGTTTTTCATTTGACCTTGACTATTTTACACAAAAAACACTTCGTTATCTCCCAGAGTATGGCAGAGATTTTGAAGCTGCATATTGGGCATATAGGGGCAAAAAAGACCTTGAAGGTAAATGGATAATTCAGCCTGACAAAACAAAGCGTTGGTTTGAACCCAAAAAGCAGATTTGTGTTAAGTTTGATCCCGAAATGGATTGGACAATACCTCCATTTGTGGGTATATTCAAATCTATAATTGACCTCGATACTTATGAGGAAATCAAGAAAGACGGGGCAATACTTGATAATTATAAGCTCATTCATTATCGCATCCCAACTGATACAGATGGTGTCCCGAAATTAAGCTTTGAGCAAGCGAGCAAGTATTACAACTTAACTGCAAATCAAGTACCAGAGGGTATTGGTGTTGCGATGTCACCGTTTGGTCTTGACACTGTGACACTAAAGGACAGCAACGATGCGACCAAGAACTATACAAAGGACGCAACTAAGGATTTGTTTAATAACTTTGGCATTGCCCCCGTATTGTTTGGCATCATGGATAATGTCACATCTCAATCTCTTGAACTTGCAATACGTCCTGTGGAATCTATGATGATGAAGATTATTCGTCAAGTGCAACACGTTTATAATGTCAAAATACAGAAAATGGATATGAAAAATCTGTTTGAGATTTGCTTCTTGGAGCAAAGTATTTACACATTTGATAGTGTACAGAACTATTATTTAAAGGCAGCTCAATACGGTATGTGTAGCAAACTGTATTATGCGGCTTCACTTGGCTTAGAACCTATAGACGTAATAAATCAGAGTTATCTTGAAAATGATATTCTCAAGTGTTGTGATGAAATCTTTAATCGTCCTCTTATTAGTTCAAACACACTGAGTAATGGTGGTGTTGAAGGTGAAAGTGGTAGACCAGCCGAGGAAAATCCTACGGACAACACTGAGAACAACGAAAATACCTCTAATGAATACAAGTGAGGAGGTAGACAGTGGACAAATTTATAATGGTAGTAGAACCTAAAGCGCAGGAAGAACTTGCGGCTTTAGGTTTTATTTATACAAAAACGGAACTCAATGGCAAGACAGTTTACGCTTTTGCCGATACAGAGGCTTTGCAGAAGCACTTGGCTGAAAAGTATTCAGACGAGGAATGGCATTATATGAAGCGAAACCTCTTGTGTTTCTGAGTAATTCGAGAAACTACTGAGAAAGGAGGTAGAAGTAAGAACAATGGATAAGTTTAGTGTTAATTCGTCTACAAAGTTTACTGTACTTGAAGAACTAAATAGCGAGTTTACCCTTGTAAAGATTAAGGTTATGGCGACTGGAAAGAACCGAAATATGTCTTATTTTGGCAAAGACGTTGTAGAGGCACATCTCAACTCTCTTAATTATGCACCTGTTGTTGCTCACCTTTTCAAAGATGAAAATGGAGAGTATAAAATTGGTGGACATGATATGTACATTGATTGGGAAGATTGGTCTGTCAAGTCTCTTTGCGTTCCTTTTGGCGTTGTAAAGGCTAATACCTTTGGGTGGGAAACTGTTAATGAGTACGGTGCTGATGTTGATTATTTGACTTGTGAAGCTGTGCTTTGGACTGGTAGATACCCAGAATTAAAGGAAACTATCTACTCTGAAGATGTTTGGTTTAATCAGTCAATGGAGATTGACGCAAAGCAGTATCGCCCATTAGAAGAAGATAGCAATTTCGTTGAAATTCTTGATTTTGAATTTAGTGCTCTTTGTCTCCTCTATAAGTCTGATAATCGTGAGGAAAATGTAGAACCATGCTTTATTTCAGCAGACGTAACTCCTATTAACTTTAGCGCAGATGACTTTGCAATTAAGATGAATGAAATGAAACAGGCTATGTCCGAAGTCTTTGCTTTTGAAGATAAGGAAGGTGAAAACATGGACGAGAATAAGGAATTTACAGCAGAAACAGAACCCGAAGTAGTAGAACCTGAGACTTCTTCAAATGAAACTGAGCCTGTTGTAGAACCCGAAGTAATCCCCGTAGACTACGAGGCTCTTTACAATGACGCACTCGTAACAATTGACGCTCTTACTGCACAGAACGCAGATTTTGAAGCTCAGATTACTGCACTTAACGAGCAGATTTCAACTCTTACTCCTTATAAACTCGCAGTTGAAAAGGCTGAGAGAGAACAGGCTGAGAGTGAAATTTTTGCAAAGTATGATGGACGTATCGGCGAGATGCCCGAATACAAGCTTCTCAAAGAAAAGTCTAATGAATACGATCTTGAACAGCTCGATAAGGAATGTATTATGCTTGTTGGCAAATTTGCAATGAGCACATTTGCTTTCAAAGAGTCTAAAACAACAAAAGCTGAAACTATGAAGTTTTCAGTAGAAACAACCCCCGCCAAAGTGTCGCCTTATGGTGACATATTTGAGCGATATGGAAATAACGATTAATAGAAAGGAAGGTTAAAGTTTATGGCACATGGAATTTTTAGAAGCGACTCATGTTCTTATACACATGACGGCGCACTTATTAGAACAGCACAGGCTTATGGCGATATAGATAATGGCGCACCCATCCTCTGTGGTGGTCTTGCTACAACAGGCACTTTTGCTGGCGAGAGAGAGGTATTCACAACTTCTGCTGCTACAGGCGCAAACGCTGCTGACGTTTGGGTAGTTACATCTCCTGAACACGCATACACAACAGATATGAAGCCTCTTGAGAACTTCTATAATGCTTCTGGCGATATTGCAAGAATCAGCAAGCTCGTAAAGTGCGACATTTTCTCAATTACAGGCGAGGTTTGCTCTGGCACACCTTCAACTACAGACAAGTACATTGCCGCAGGTAATGGCAAGTGGACAGCTTCTTCAGCATCTACAAAGGCTTTTGCACAGCTCCTTAACACAGAGGTAGTTGGTGGCAAGACAATGTACGTATTCGAGGTTCTTTAATTTAATATAGAAAGGAAGGTATTTGATTATGGAAGCAAATTTCAGAAAGCTTTGTATTGACGCTTATCGTGGCGTTCCTACTGTATTTGCAGAGGGCAACCCCACAGACGTTATCGTTAATAAGATTAAAGAGGCTAATAATGGCTCTACAACTATAGACTATAAGGCAATCCGCGACGGCAAGTGTCCTGAACTCTTTTCAGTTATTGAGGAGCTTATTGACGTTGCTCTTGACGTTGCAACTCTTGAGGATTCACCTCTCAAGGATATGATTGAAACAAAGAATGGCGAGTGGGGCGACAAGCCTGAGTTCCTCGTTCCTGACAACTCGCTTCTCACAGTTGATGTTGTTGCAAATGGTACACAGGGTATTCGCCGTCAGAGACTTATCGGTGGTCAGAAAGTTCCGCTTACACCTGTAAACAAGGCTGTCAAGATTTACGATGAGCTTATTCTCATTCTCTCTGGCAGAATCGACTGGGTAGAGTTTGTAAATCGTGTAGCTAAGAGCTTTGAGCGTGAGTTCTATGCAAGCGTTGCTGCACAGTTCAACAACCTCTCAACAGCAAGATTTACTGTAACTGCTTCTGGTTCACCCAGCGAGTCCGGTCTGCTTAATCTTATTGAGAAAGTTGAGGCTGCTACTGGCAAGACTGCATACGTTCTTGGCACAAGAACAGCTCTCAGAAACTTCCCTATGTCTCAAATCGGAGAGACCGTGAAGGACGATTATTATGCCGTAGGATTCTCTCAGAGTTTCAACGGAACTCCTTGCATTAGACTCAAGAATTATCTTGATGCTGCTGGCAACTTTGTTCTTTCTGACACAAGAGTTTACGTTCTCGCAGGTGATGACAAGATTATCAAGCATTACATTGAGGGTGAGCCTATCGTAATCGCAAGAGATGCTGCTGACAACGCTGATCTCACACAGGAATACACTGTAATCCGTCGTGAGGGTATCGCAGTTGTTGTTTCAGCTACAATGGGTGTTTACGACTTTACTTAATCAAATTATGGGCGGTTGAAATACACCGCCCTCTACATGAATTAAAGGAGAATTAAATATGGGTAGACCTACAAAGGCAAATACGGAAAAGGCAAGTGACGAAAAGCCTGTAAGAATAAAAATTGATTCCGATTATCTTATTCCTGTTAAAAGCAATGTGGGCGGAGTTCTGTACTACAAGTCAAAGAAAACTGGATATGAGGAAGTATGGGACGAGACTGGCATTGTAATTGAAATGGAGTACGGAGAGCTTGTTTCTATGCGCAACTCTCAGAAGAAGTTTTTTATTAACAACTGGATTGTTTTTGAGGACACTGATGATTACACCGCTGACGAGATTTATAAGGCTCTAAACGTGGATAAGTATTATACTTCAAATGGACTGTATGATAATATTGATGACATTTTTAGTTTCTCGGCTAAGAAGATTGAGGAAGTTGTTCCTACTCTCTCAAAGCCTGTAAAAGAGACTATTCTCACAAAGGCATACACCATGATGGCGGAGGAAGATGAGCGACTGGATTCAAAGGCAAAGGTTAAGGCTCTTGAAAAGGCACTTGGCGTTAGTTTTGATATGGACGAGGTGAGCTAATGACCGCTTACACAACAATTTACAACAGTTTCTTGGATAAGGTCAATGACTACGATTTAGCGGATATGACTGCTGAGTTGGCACAGACTTCGATGCGTGGTTGGCTTAATCAGGCTGTTGTAAGATTTTTAGAATCCTGTAAGAAGGATTTGACTCAGACCGAGGAAGGCGGATTCACTGAGGATTTAGACCTTATGGAGATAGATATACTGACCGAGGGAATGGTTGAAGCGTGGCTGAAGCCTTATCGCAATAATCTTGACTTACTGCGAAACGCATTAAGCACTAAGGATTTTACGACTTTTTCTCCTGCAAATTTACTTGATAAGGTCAACGATACTTATTCTATGGCTCATGCCAACTTCCTATCGCGTATTAAAGAATATTCATTTATTCGTAACGATGTAGGTGACTTGATATGAGCGTAAAGATAGATTATGCAGAATTAGATGAGAGTGTTTTTCAGAACTACTTTCAGTATATGATAGGTAAGATTTACAAGATTTTGCCTATGAAAGAAGAAGGGTGCAAAACTCTTACGTCCTATCTTGAAAGTCTCAAAATCGAGATGATTGGGAGTTACGGGTTGTATCGTCAACTTATGGAAGAACCGCAGTTTATGACCGCATTGAATATCGTGGAATATCTGATTGATAATGATTATGATAACACGATATGCAAGCGCGAAGTGTTTAAGGCTATACGTTGTATAGAGAATATTAATAAGAAGTATTTTGGAAAGGAGGGATAATATGGCTGATTTCGATTCGTATAAGGCAAGGGTGCAGTTTCGAGGCGCAACGCAGAGAGATCGCACTTTATACCAAGAAAAACGTAAATTGAAAATCAATGCTGTAAATTCACTCTCCTGCAAAGATTGTCTTGTTAATGGCGTACCGCAGAAACTCGTTATTGATGACGGTACGCTCCCCTATTACAAAGACGTAAAAAGTTTGCCTGATGAATATTTTGACGCTGGCGATTATGTTGAATGGGCAGATGCTATGTGGCTTATAGTGTCCTGTGATTGGGATAAGGAAGTCTACACATATGGCAAGATGCAACAGTGTAACTACGTCCTCAAATGGCAAAATACAGATGCAGATGTTATCGAGCGTTGGTCGGTAGTGCT